GCAGTTAATTACATCTGTCCTTTCGTTTGATGTGATGGTGTGTAAAATTTGCTTCATGACGCTCGATAAGGCATTGGAAACAGTACGCAAGTGCGTGAAGAATTCACCTTTTCGATTTGATATTGAGTTTGTGACGTTGGATGTAAAGCGCAAAACAGGAGGTTCACTGAAGGTTTTGAAAAATTGTCGAGTTGCAAGTTCATCTCACAATCCCTTCGAGCATGGTACCATCAATGTTTTAGCTGCTGGACAGACACACGAGAACACCATTCACATAAAACTTATAATGAAGCTTAACGGTGAGTTTGTCCGATAAAATACAATTCGAAAACTACATCATTGCATACTCTAATGAAGGTGTGTCAATGTTTAATTTCAATCCAGCCAAGCAATCTATTGTAGCTACTCCTTCGAAAAATGAGGACAAGGCAGTTGAGAGGAAATGGATCACCAGTGGCACAAGCGATAAGGTTCTCAATGAGTACAAAAATTTCGCGGAAAAGTCGACTGTGATTATGCCTGGGCTTCGATTTAATGCAGCGATGCGTTTCGGAGGTGGTATTGATTATGGCAAAATTGAAATAGTCGATGGAGAAAAGCGATTTGTGCCGGTTGTGATTGATGAAATAGAGGATTTTTTTGAGCGAAACAAAATTGATGAGCAATTCTTTACATCATTGCTTGATCTTGAGACATTCTTCTTCTCCGTAACACAGCTTGGAAAGAATCTCAAAGGAGATAAAATAGTAAGATTGACAAATCAGTTTACGCGTGCGAGCTGGTGCAGATTTGGGAGAAGAGACGCACAAGGGAATATCCCAAATATTTTCGTGAATGCGGACTTTGGTACAGGTGATTTCCAAGAATCTAATACCAAGCAAATCACTTGTGCTCCTGAATATATTGAAGAGGATTGGTTTGATAAAATCAAGAAAGGAAAAGAAAAAGAATTTGCGGTGGTATGTCGCAATCCAGACCTTGGGCGCAACTATTATCCTGTTCCTGACTGGTACACCTCAATAGAGAGCGGATGGTATGACATTGCTAAATTGATTGCGGAGGCGAAGAAATTCATGTTCAAGAACCAATTCGCAATCAAGTATCACATCAAGATCAATCCTCGTTATTGGGAAGCTATCTACGGTAAAGAGGCATGGGCTAAATTTTCTGATAAAGAGAGATCAGATCAGAAAAAAAAGGAGCTCGATAGAATAAGTGAATTTTGCCAGGGTACTGAAAATTTCGGTGCTACATTCTATACAGAGACGATGTTTGCTCATGAAACGCAAAAGTTTGAAGGACTCATAGAATTTGTTGAACTAAAAAATGATTTCTCTGCATCTGGAGCATTCATGAAGGAAAGCAATGAATCGTCAGATCATATGCTATCCTCACTTTTGATTCATCCTGATATCATAGGTAACGCTCCTGGTAGCACACTCGGAAGTGGTAGCGGAAGCGGCAATAGGGTTGCATTCAATCAACGTGTCGCATTGTCGCTTATAAATCAAATGATTGCACTTGAACCCTTGAGGGTGGCATCTCGCTATAATAAATGGGGTGTGAAATTCATGGTGCGGAATTCATTGATTACAACTCTTGACACGGGAGCAAGCGCAACTAAACCTCAAGCCAACATTCCAACATGATGAAGCTAATTTTCTCCAACATAGAAGAAATTAACGAGGTATTACCCGTTCCATTATCAGTGGATTTCAATGCCCTTAAGCCTTCGATTGAGCCTATTCAGAACAAGTGGCTAAAGACACTCATTGGAAATGATCAGCTTGCTAAAATTATCGAATGGTTGACTGGACCAGAAGTATTAACGGACAAGCAAAATGAATTGATTCGATTGTGTCGATATCCGCTTTCGCAGATTATTCTGCGCGAGAGTAGTGATATCATCAACATCATGATTACTCAGGGTGGGTTCCAAGTTGCTAAAACAGAAAATACAGAAATAGCATCAGCGAATAGAGTCCTGCTTTTCAAAGAACAGTTGACATTGAATAGTCAAATGGGCTTCGACCAGCTCATAGATTTTTTAGAAAATAATGCGGAAGATTTTGCTGAGTACAAAAATTCTGTTGAGCGCAAGACGCGCAAGAAATTATTAATACCGTCAGCCCGTGAATTCAATACTGGATTGATAGGAATAGAAATTAATCATTTCGTTTTTGAGAAACTACGCGCAGTATTAGAAACATATGAAGCGAGATTCCTAATTAAAGTTCTAGGACCTGAGCTTTTTGCTCATATCAAGGAGAAGACTTCCAATTCTGAATCTCTCGGTGTTTATGCTCCATTACTGCCTCTTATTCAGAAGGCTCTTCCGGGCGTAGTACTTGCAGACACAATTACAGCTCTCAACTTAAAAGTTGATGAGCGTGGTGTATATATCAGCATCATCCGCAATGCGAATGAAGCACAGCAAACTGAAAAGAGTGGAGTTTCGTCTGTGATAGAAAGTCATAGAAAGTACTCGAGTGAAAGATTTGAAGATTTGGCGGCACACTTGATTGAGAATGCAATAAACTATCCGCTCTTTTCCGCATCGCAAGCATACACAGACCGTGGTGCTGAGCGAATTGAATCAGGAAAAAAAGGGGTATTCTATGGAATCAATTAAAAAGCTTAACGTGGATCACTTTGTCACTTTGAAAGAAACTATTATCACGGGTGTGGTAATGATCATCATCTCCATTGGAAGTAAATGGGTGTGGCTTATTAGCAATGATGTTATTGTCAAAAGCCTGTCTGTAATAAGCATTGCTCTGATCATTATCGTTAATCTATTCAAGATTATCGACTATATCCAAAAGAAACTCAAATCAAAAAACACCAGCCATGAGCGAAAAGAAGAAGAAGCCATTTAACGAAACGAAACTGGGCAAATTCCTAAAGGATAAGGTTAAGCCAGTTGCCGGCACGTTGCTGCAGTTAGGTGGTGATATCACAGGTATTGATGCTCTTGAAAAAGTGGGTTCATTCCTTCAAGATAAAGCTCAGGAGGACAATGAAGAGGCTTTGCGCTACAAGGCCCTCCTTATTGAGTTTGAAGAGAAAAAGCTTGAATATGAATTGGAATTTGCTCGTCTAGATATGGAGCAATTCAAGTTAGAAGTTCAAGATAGAGAATCAGCAAGAAATCGAGAGGTGGATTTCATGCGTGCTAATGGAGGCAAGCGTGATTGGCTTATGGGAACTGCTGTTATTGTAGCACTTGTGATGTACGTGGCTGGCTTTGCTTTTCTAGCTTTTGGGCCAACGGTACCTCCCGAGAAGAAGGACCTGTTTAACATGGGAGTCGGTCAGGTGTTCACCTTTGCTGGAATGGTGTTCGCTTATTATCTCGGAACCACTCGTAGTTCTCGTCAGAAGGATAATATGATTCAACAGGCAGTGACAATGCGATGAAAAGAATTCAGGTCTCAAAGAATTTCTTTTTGGACGAATTTATCGATCCCCAGACTTATGCTGCTCGTGGGGCTCGTTCAATTGAGTTAATTGATATGCGTTGTGTAGATGGGATCCAATTCGCAAGAGATCATGTTGGACCATTGTTTTGCAACACATGGGCAACAGGAGGATCCAGAAGATTGAGCGGTTTGAGACCACATAATACAACAGTGGGCGCCAAGTGGAGTCAGCACAAATACGGAAACGGATTTGACGTAATTTCTAAGCTGATAAGCCCCGCTGAGCTTCATGCTTTTATTTTAGAGCATGAGGATTTATACATAGGCAAAGGATGGGTGACAACTTTGGAAGATTTGCGCGATACTCCGACATGGACGCACATGGATAATCGATATACAGGTATGGATAAAATAAGAATTGTCCGCGCATGATCATTGAAATTAAAGAAAATGATAATGCAGTTCACACCATGGAGTGGGCAGCGCCTACTGATTGGCTTTCGATACAACGAAAAGATTGGAAGCTTTATCTTCAGCTTCGCTTTGCCTGCGCAGTTCGAGAAGAGAAATCAGATAATCAATTGATCTATTTTCGCTTGATACTTGTGGATTTTCTCTCCGCGAGAAAGGCTATTCAGAAGATCATTCCTTCCATTCCGGAAATATATCTGATACCAGAAGTTATTGAATCAATAGTGAATGAGATTGAATGGCTAAAAGAACTTCCATACAATCAGAAATCCATGCGTAAGCGAATTGGTTTGTTTTTCGGCCCAAAGGATATGCTCATGGATTGGACTTGGGGAAGATATAGTTTAGCTGAGGAGACTTTCCGAAAGTACGTTGAATCGCTTGCCTTGGATAATAAGAAACTCGAGAGTCTTGCGCTATCTCAATTATTTGCTGTGCTTTATTCGCCATTTGGGTTATGGAACCCGAGAATTGCCGACTTCTATGTGAAACTCTCGTTTTTTGTGAGTCGGAAAAAGATGCTAGAAGCCGTGGAAAATTACAGAGGGTTGCGCCATTGGGTACAACAAGTGTACTCTCCTGCTTTTCCAGAACAATCAGGTAATGGAGAATCCAGTACCGATACTATGCGCTCATTAACAGTGGCTATGGCAGGACCTAAATTTGGAACTTTTAAACAAGTTCTCGCTGAGAATATGCACAACATTTTAATCTATCAATGTCAGTTGCATGAAGAAATTGAACGTTCAAAAAAATAATATATTTGAACCTGATCATTTAAGGTAATAATTAGATCACAATTGAAATATCCTTAGGCAACGGCTTAGGGATTTTCGCTTTTTATTGTCCTTTCAGTTGCATTAAATCCTTTGAATTTTTGGAGCATGTCGAATACTCCAGAAAACAGAAGAATCACCATTTACATCAATGGGAAAGAAGTTGAGTTTTCACTCAAGGGTATATCATCTGAAATTGCTAAAACACGAAATCAGATTCGATCATTGACGATTGGAACAGATGAGTATAATGCTGCAGTTAAGGATTTAAAGGGCCTTGAAGCTGTTTACAAAAAGCACGCTGATGAAATTAAAGGAGCAACTAAACAGCAAACGCAACATGCTGAGGCCATTAAAAATTCTGCGAATCAACAATCGTTTTACAAAAAAGCTATCGGGGAGATTAAATCTACATTCAGTGGATTTATAAGTCCTGTTACTTTGGCCGCTGGTGCTATTGCAGGGATTGGTGCTGCTGTTTCTGATGGCATAGGTATTATGCGAAGGTTCGAGGTGGCCATGGACGACTTACAAGCAATTGTTGGATTGTCCGCCGAACAAATGGGCTATTTCCGTGATCAGTCTGTTGAGTTTGCTAAGCGATTTGGTGAAACTCCAGAGGCGATCATTGAAGCATTCAAACTTGCAGGCTCCGCTAAGCCAGAGCTCTTAGAGAGTCAGGAAGCATTGGCAGCATTCACTGAGCAGGCGCTGACTTTATCCAAAGCCGCAAAAATGGACTTAGGAGAGACCATTAGCTCTCTCACTACCATCATGAATGCTAATGGTGCATCTGCTGATGAAACTGCGAGGTACATCAATGTTTTGGCTGCTGGTTCTCAAAAGGGTGCTAAAGAAGTAGACTTTCTTGCAAAAGCTTTTGAAAAAATTGGACCTGTTGGAGCCACTGCAGGAGTATCAATAGAACAGCAAACTGCTGTACTTGAATTGCTCGGTGAAAAAGGGTTTAACTCGGCAGAGACTGCTGGTACCAACTTCCGTAACATACTCCTTATCCTTCAGGAGGATACGCGAAATCTCACGAACGGAAAGTTAGACCTGAATAAGGTTTTTGAAAACTATTCTGGTATTGCAAGTAATGCATCGGAGCTCACCGCAATATTTGGCCGTGAAAACGTAAGTGCTGCGCAAGCGGTGCTTCTCAATAGAGAGCGTGTTGATCAGCTTACAGAAGCCGTAACAGGAACGAACACAGCAAATGAACAAGCGATTGTCCAAATGGATAATCTGGACACTAGAGTCGCGCAGTTAAATGCAACATGGGAAGGCTTCTGGGCTTCCATGGAGGAAGGTCCTTCAATTATCAGCTACGCAGTAGACGCCATAATTTACTATATCGAGGAAGCAGAGAAAAGTTTAAAAGTCGTGGGCGCAGGTGTAGAAGCGGCATCAAGAGCGATTTATGGATTAACGGGTGGCATACTTGGTAGTTCTGGAGCAATTGATAAAGCTAATCGCACAATGGAAGATTCTATTGCTGTGCAGAAACAATTAGTATCAGAAGAAAATAAAGCATTCGCAGAAAAACTCCAAGCTCAGGGAAAGCTCAATGATTACATTCTTAAGCAGCAAGCTGAGCTTGCAAAATTGAATCAAGAATCTGCACAGTATCGCAAGATTCAAAGTGAGATCATCGATTTAAAGGCTGTTGCCAATAAAGAAATAGAAGCCCAGATTCAAAAAGAACAGAAGCTTCGTGAAGAATCTGATGCGGCAGCAGAGAAAGCAAAGCAAGCAGCAAAGGCGAAAAAAGATGCTGAAAAAACAGCACAAGCGAACGTTAAAACCAAGCAAGATGCAAGTGAAACGTATAACAGAGACAATAAAGTAGGTCCATTAACTGCGCGTGGAACAGAAGAAGTGGAGCTTCAAATGACGCGAGATCTTGAAGCTAAGAAGCAGCAGATTGTTATAGACGCCTACGCATCTACGCAGGATCAAAAACGTGCATTAGATGACGAACAATTTCAGGAGAATGTTCGTCGCGCTGAGGTTCAAGAACAAGCTATCGCGGAAGCACGTCAAAGTATTTCCCAAAGTCTTACTAATACCGCAGAGGCATTGGCTAACATGGCAATGCAAAACAGATACAAAAAGGAAGTTAAAGCGCTGGACGAAAAGAAAAAACGAGGCCTTATATCTGAGCAGGAGTACGACAAAAAAATGGAGCAGCTGGAAAAGGCTGCATTTGAGAGAAAGAAGAGATTGGACATTATGGCCGCGCTTATCAATGGAGCTCTTGCAGCAACAAAAGCTACAGCAACACTAGGTGGTCCAGTTAACCCTGCTTGGCTTCCTACTCTTGCGGCAATAGCGGCACAAACGGGAGGGCAAATAGCACTGATAGCAGCACAACAATTTGGGGATGGAGGTATGGTTTTCGGACCATCGCACAGCAATGGTGGAGTACCTGCTGTGATGGAAGGAGGAGAATATGTTGTGAGAAAGCGTGAGGTGACTCCGATGACCTTACCCATCCTCGAATCAATCAATTCAGGAAAAATTAGATATCTGAATGCAGCGGCAGCAGTTGCCAATACACGAATGGATAATGGTCAGCTTTCGTCTACTAGATCTATTGAAAGAAGCACCGCAGAAAAATCTAACAGTGATCGCGAAATGTTTGATCGAATCGATTCCTGGACACGTGAATTCAAAGTTGTGAATTCTCTCCGAGATCAGGAGGATGCCATTGACAGAAAACGTCGCGTAGAAAACCTTGCAAACGTTGCATAATGAAGCACATCGATTTTATCAATTACTTTGAAAAGCTCGCAACTGAGCACAGGTTGATTAACCATCAACCAAAGATCAACGAGAGATTTGTCGTGTGGCCACAGGCCGATTTACATACAAAATTCTCCAAGATGAAAGAAACATTCATAGTCCTCAATGAAGGCAGTGGATCGTTTCAAAAACTAGGCGAAGGCTATATCGACGTTAAGAGAGTTTCCTTTGAAATTCATTGCCAATTCAAGCCGTCTAATGATGCTATGGACAAGGTGCGCGCCGCAGATCAAGCAGAGCAAATCGCCAAGAATATTATTGCGAGAATTATTGATGATAGCGAGAATTTCGAAGACGGAGTTTGTCCGAGATTCATGAGAATGTTTCGCGCTGAAACTGTGGTGTACGAACATTTTGAAAGCATGGCTCCCAACTTCGTTACCTGCTTATGCTCTTTTAGTTTGGAAGATGACAATTACCTTGAAAACGATCCATCAGTATGGCAATAATCATATCACAGGAACCAAGTTCTTTTTCTCCGATCCACGCAACAAAGGAGCCCATAATAATTAATGCTAGGGGCACAGAGTATATTTTGACTGCACCAGTTGTTCCTAGGCTAATATTCACATTTAACACTTTCCCTTCTATTGGAAATACATTCACTTGGAATGATGGTTCAGAAGGTGGAGATATAACTTTCATCGCAACCGGAGCCACTAGATCTCCAGGTATAGAGTGCTTCGTTCCTAGTAGTGGTCAAACGATGGTTGATTGGGTGAATAATGTTTTCGTTCCTGTTCTCAGAGAGATTCCAAATTTTGAAAACTACCAAATTTCAGTCGGTGGCCCATCAAGCACAATCACATTAACAGGTCTATCTGCTTTTGATGCTGGGCCATTTGCAACAGGATCTGGATATACGTTTACTTCAACTAATACAGCAGGAAACGCTGGGGCATTTCGTGAGGATTATTTTATCCGTTTACGCATTGCCATGAACGCAAATCAGCAGAACCCTATCTATCCAATTCGATCAAGATGGTATTACTTCAAGCCCTTGATCAATGATCTGGGACAAGCATATATTGAGCAGGACATTGGAAGATTGGTTGAAGAATTGATGGAAGAGAATGACCTGTGGCCAGTGGATGATGAGAACTTTGCTACTGTTTTTTTTGACGCCAGAAAATTCTATGTGTCTATTCAGGAGTTCTACAGCGATAGCTTAGGAACAAGTCCTTACTTGAACACGTCAGTCGTTCGAGCGCTGCGAGGAGGACGAGAGGTTTTTGCAAGGACATTCAATATCCCAGGTCACTTCAACGAGAAGTTCATCACCAACAGAAGGATCGTTTACACTGACAGAAGACTTCCAGACTGGTGCTATTTTATTGAGCCTGCGGTTGGCACAACCAATAAGATAGTAATGTTTGTTGATGTTGTAGATGAAGAAGGAGCTCCACACTTCTTTACGAAATTCACAATTCCAAAAGTGGAACAGGGACGAATAGTTAAAGTGCCATGTGGATACGATCAACTCGAACTTACAACACCTATTCCGGCAAAGAAGTACAGCATTCGAATTGAAGAGCTTACTGCTACGAATGAGTTTGTCAGGAGCATTGCTAAAGGATTGACTTTCGTTTTGCTTCCTGAGTCTGATTACGTTTCAGGCCTTCAGTACTACAATAGTTTTGGCCTCCTAGAAAGTGTGCTTTTGAACGGGAGCATTGAGGCGGTAGTGGAATGGAGCCGAAGCTTTGAGAATGTTGATTTACCAATTGAACCAAAGATTGAGAACCATAACGAAATCGCGTATGAGGTTGAAAAGCAACTTATATTTTCTTGTACAACTGGACCAATTTCTAAGGAGTCCTGGAGTGCGGCTAATGATATTCTTCTCAGTAAAAAACACTATTGGGTTGATGTCGTAGGAAAAAGAATTAGACACGCAGTGAAGTTAGAGAAAGGGAAATCAAGCATACCTGCATTTAATCCAGATGGAGTATCAACGGTACAAATGCCACTTAAGATTGCTTTCCCTTCTTCAAAAACATCTTCTACAGCAAACGGAATACTAGATCTATGATAGGTATCAGCGTTATTAAGAATCATAAAGAATTGCCTCTTAAGCTAGGCAATCTATCTCGCACTACCATTGAGGAATTTGAGGCCATATTTGACCTTGAAAGAGCATTCAAGGGAGGTTTTTCCATGAATGTGAAAATACCTGTTGAAGGCAATGAAACAATATTAGATCACTCACATTCCATTGCTGTACGTGATGGAGCCAATCTGTTCAACATCATCATATATGATAGAGGAGTTGCGACATATAGAGCCACACTGCTCATTGACAAGAGTAATTACTATCGCAACAATGAGTTCTATGATACTGACATTGTTTTTACCTCATTCAGTGTATTGAGCAAAGGAAAAATGCTTAAGGATGTGTTGACGAAAGAAATCAATTTTGCAAATAGTGTTGATGACGTCTTCGCGGATATTAGTGACTACTTTTTAACTCAGTTTTGGCCAGACGCTCCATGTGCTTTTCCTGAAATTCGCCTTGTTGATTCGGAAGGAGTTGATGTTGTTGGTAATCGATATGATGTAACGAATGAAGTATTGGTTGACGCGGGCAGTGGAAACAATAACTTCTCTAATCCTACTATTCCACAACCATTCTATGCGGAAGTCCTTCGCGAAACTTTCCGTGAATTTGGATATAATGTACAAGGTCCGATATTCGAAAACGAAAGATTTACAAGACTTTTAATGCCTAACTATAAACCGCTGTATGATTACAGAAGGCATAACGAGATAGAGCTCAAAACGACAGAGGATAGATTGATCACTACACGAACCAACATTATATGGGATGAGGTAGTATGGAATTCAACAGCTTATACTGTCACTTCTCCTGGTACAATTTTCTATGTTTCCCAACCAGGTGTCGGCTGTCAGCAAATTACCGTTCGCTTGAAAGTAAAGTCAATTTCATCTGGTGGAAAAGTCCGGATATATAGAAGAGAGTATGATACTTGGACTTCTGGATATCAGCTTCTATCTTGGGTTGATTTCTGGGCGGTTGATGGAGATGTAATCGAGCACACATTCAAGACTGCTCAGTTCTCTGCTTCACTTATGACGCAAATTGAAATTGATTGTGTCGACGATGTTTACGATGACTTCCTTGAACTGGCAAGTGATAACTATGTGAACGAAGACGATGTGGAGTTTATTCTTGGAGAAGGCTCATCAATCACCGTGGTCAATATGCCTAATACCGCCACTTTGCCTGAGTATAGAAGGTATATGAGAACCTCAATGCGACTGGGAGAAATGGTGCCGCCAACATATACTGTAGATGAGTTCCTCTTGGCCGTTAAAAAGAGCTTTGGCTTGAAGATAGATATCGATGAATTTACGAGTACCGTGCATATTTCATCATTTGAGGATATGCGGAAGTATCCAGTCGAAGAGCTTGATCACACTTTGGACGGCTACGAAAAAGAAGAAGGAGATTCGTTTCGGTATAAAATAAGATGGGGTAATGACATCGAATCAATTGAAAATCTAGCACTACTGGGATCTGTTCCTGATCGCAGGTTTATGCCTGACAATAGTATTCCGAACACTGTCGTTGACGGTAATGGTATTTTCGTAATTTCTGAAAATGCCTATTACCATTGGAAGGATGATAAATGGCAGTACCACAGCCTGAAAGTGAATGAGCTTGAATTTGGAGAAGGGGAAAATGTGATTGATTTCGTCCTACCAATGAAACTCATAGAGATGCGAAGCGATGTGAACTGGGGAATGAGTCCTATTGGAGTGCTTCCATGTTTGAAATATGAATATGCTGGATCCTATTATGGTGTTGGTGATGAAGAGTGGGAGCTTATGGTAATGTTGTGGATGGGCATCTACGAGAATGGCGATGAAATATTTAAGCCATGGGCCACAAGCACAGCTTATGAATGGGATGGAAAACTTATTGAAGCATTTTCTTTACAGATATCAGATCGAGAGGGCAAGTACTTTGATTATTTTCAAAAAGGTTTGTTGACAATGCTCACAAAACCTACGATAGTGACAGTTCGCGTGATGAAAAACTACAGTACTTTGCGCAATCAAATTCTAAGGAAAAAGATCTATTTTCGAGGCAATCACTTCCTAGAAAAAGCAAGAGTTGGACAAATAGGCGCCGACGAAACAACCACCAAATTAGAACTATACAGACTATGAGCAATATGAAATTGAGCGAAGCACTTCATACGATTGTGCCGATCTATTTTAAACCAAACCATTCCTTTCTTGGCATTGTGAATCACTTCAATCTATTCAAAAGAATTATTGGAGTAATTTCAATAATGTGCATTTTGATTTTTCTGTTGACATGGTTATTCTTCACTTGGAAGATTGCTTTGATCGTGTGGTTTGTCATTTACTGTGGGCCGTGGGCTTTTTACACTTGGATGTCCAGAAATAAAAACAAGTACGATAAGCAAATGGATGAGGTAATTCTTATTGCTTCTCTATCAACTGGGATTGAACTGAAACGAGATAAGCAACTTGAAGATTTGGTTTTGTCGTATTACATTGATTACGTTGTAAAAAACAATATCGCATGGCTTTAACGAACGTGGAGTTGTCTGCTCTCTTATTGGTGCATGGTAAATCAATGAGCTCTGAGTTTAAGGTGACCTCGCTGCAGGGATTTCAGAAACGATCAGGATTGCTTAGAAGGAGCTTCAAGGAGAAACTTGTCATACAAGGGGGAGACATTGTGGGTTTGTCTTTCAATATACCTCGTTACGGCTATATCCTGAATCACGGCGTAAAATCACAGTCAGTTAAGAGAAAAGACAAGTCATACACAACCAAAGGATTCAGTGGAAATGCATTCATTGGTAAAGTACTAGATAATCACGCGGAGAAAATCAGCGACACAGTAAGTAAGCTGTATGGAAAGCGAGTTGAAGCGGCCATTCGATTTAGATAAAATCTGTGTCCTTTCGCTTCATCATGTAGAAGTCAATATTTGGGTTCCAATTTTTATTCATAATAAATTAAACCCATTTTCAAGATGAAAAATTTACTTTATCTGTTTGCGATGGTGCTTGTCTCGGTAAGCGCATGTAGCAAGAATTCCATGTCGGAAAATTCTCGGCCTCTGACAGCATCACCATTCGATGTTGAGGAGAAAATTCTTTCCGATGTTCAAAAAGCTTCTGTTCAAAACGGAGATGCATTTGAACAGTCTATTATTTTCACTCGTGCTGAATTTGATTCAATCTGCGAATTGGAAGATGCGACGCTCAACCTATGGAGCGACGAATTACTTCTTTCTGTTATGCCTGTTGAATCTCCATGTACACTATCTTATAAGGAGCGATACCGATTACTCAAAGATGCTGCAGGAGGCAGTCGATTTATTGGGGAGGGCAATACTGTAGAAACTTTTATGCTCCGTTCCTCTGGACCTGCAAGATTTGATGCAACTCCAGATGTAGTGGCACAAGTGATTGCAGCAAGCGGAACAACAGTTGGTGTGCATAGTTCTCTTAATTTTTGGAGGCCAACATTCCCAAGTGATGCAGGTACAGTTACCGCATTTGATATTACAAGAGCGATGTCAGGGGTCAGTCAATCCAGTTGGCTAGATACTTCGATTGAATATGATCCCGAATCTGTAGAGTTCGATTTTCAAGTTTCCGGAGGGAATTGGTTGATTTCGGCGGACATTATAGTAACCGATAATGCTGGTCAAAGCACGATCGTTAGCTATGGTTTCAATTCTCCGAATGGCCCGTTGATTTGGAATCCAACATTGAATAGTCCTGCAGATGATGACTTGATACAAGGACCTCTTCCAAATGGAATAGTGAGTATATCCGCTAACGGATTAATACCTCCAATTCCTGCGGAATCATAGAGGATTTGATTTGGTTTTTAAAATAAGGTAGCAAGAATCTCCTGGTGAACGCATCGGGAGATTTTTTTAAGATAAAGAGAGAGAGATATGAAGGGACCGATTAGTTACTATGGAGGTAAAGCCATGCTTGCCTCTAAAATTGTGGACATGATACCACAACACATCACATATGTTGAACCATTCTGTGGCGGAGCTGCAATATTCTGGGCAAAGGAGCCTAGTGGAGTTGAAATCCTCAACGATACCAATAAAGAACTTGTCAATTTCTACATTCAGTGCAAGGTCAACAGTACTGAACTAGACAAGCTCATAAAATCATCATTACATTCAAGAGATCTACATCGTGATGCATGGGTGGTGTATAATCATCCTCACCTATTTACCGAGGTCAAACGAGCTTGGGCTGTGTGGGTATTGTCGGCCATGGGATTCAGCTCACAGTTGAGTGTGAGCTTTGGCGTGAGCATCAAGAATGATTGCCAATCCAAGAAAATCATGAATAAACGTGAGAGCTTCGGCGCGAGCTTCGCTCAGAGATTGGAAAAAGTGACAGCAGAAAGCAGGGATGCGCTTGAAGTCATCCAGCAGTATGACACACCAGAGAGCTTTCACTATTGTGATCCGCCGTATTTCAATTCTGATTGTGCGCATTACAAAGGATATTCCAAGGAAGACTTCCGGAAGCTTCTGGGAGTGCTTTCTAAAGTCCAAGGAAAGTTTCTTTTGAGCAGCTATCCAAGTGATTTGCTGGATGAGTATATCGAAAAGCACGGATGGAAGCATGAGCGCATCGATGGCCGCGTGAGCGTTGCCCGTAAAAAGGACGTAAGGAAGGCCAAGGTGGAGTGTTTGACTTGGAATTATTAAGACACACAATAGTTGCGTACTATTATGCAAACTAGTTCGCATACTAAGTTTGCAAAGATTAAATACATGCTGATTGTAACTTACTGACACTGATGCATATAAAAGTTTGAATTGTTAATTTATTTTCATACCAACGATTAGTTCGCAAGTTTGCATAAGTTTGCACTGAAGGGAAAAGAAAACCCCTCCTGAGAGGGGTTTCTTACTAGGCAGCAGATTCATTTTCTTCTGCTTGGTCATCATCCACTAAAAAGCGAAAAAATTTCGCAGTTTTTGGATATTGCTTCTCGCCGTTTACGACACGGTAAGCGCAATAAATGACCTTCTTGCCAAAAGGAATATTTTCCATTGGTAAAAGTGAATTTATCCGAAGGCTTTAAGAGCAGGTGCTTCGGAACAACCATCGGTGGATCATTTCCACCTAGTATCCCGATAGTTCGAGCTATCGGGATGCTTTTTTTTAAGGCTTTTGTTTCTTTCATTTTTTCCATAAAAATGGGGGCTGTTATGCGCCCCCTTAATAAATTTTAAACGTTCACTCTATTATCTTTTGATCGCAGATGATTGAGTAGTATTGTCTCAATCATGTTCGATACATTTCTGTTTTCTTTTAGAGCCAAGGTATTTACTTCTTCAGCAATACTTGACTTGAGTCTAATACTCAAAGAAACTTTGGATTCAGTGTTGCTAAGGGCAGCTTTCATTTTTTTTGTGTTTTGGTTATGTTGCACAAAAATAAAAACGATGAAATACATTGTAATAATTTTCTATTCACAACATACCGTAGTTTTTAACAACCTTTCTTCACCATTCTTCCTTCATATTCATAATATTTACGTTGGCCACGGGCTTCGCTTTGCGGATGTAGATGGATGTGGTGTCTAGGGATGAATGCCGGAATTGATCTTTCAATTCAATCGGTGAATCAATGTTCTTGGCAAGCGCCAGTGCTCCTGAATCTTTGAGCGAATACATTTGGTAGCTCTTGTCTAGTTTTAGAGCTTCACGCATGAAATTCCACTTGTTAGCCATTATTCGCGTATTGAACTTATATCTTCCTGGTTTCATCCCATTGCCAGAAAACAAGTATTCTTCTGGACCTGCATCACCGAGATGCGCGGCCAAATCGTGAATGATGTGTATTGGTAAAGAAATAGGTGCGTCCTCGTGATCCTTGGCCTGATCGGCGTGGATGTATATCAATCCTTTTTCCAACAGAATATTTTCAACTCTCAGCCTGCTCAGCTCTGTGGGGCGTATTCCACAATAATAGATGAGCTTCATTGGAAGAATCAATTCGGGATATTCTTGGGCCATGTACTCTTTGATTTTTGTGAGAACTGGTGTGGGAATAACCTTGCGGTTTTTTTCCTTCGGACGTTTGGCGCTGATGCCGGTGAATGGGTTTTCCTTGATGTATTGGTGCTCAACCAATCGGTTGAAAACAGTCTTAAGAACGCGCAGATAATTATTGTAGGTACGAGCGGACAACTGCTTGGCCATCGTCATTTCAGCAAGGAATTCTAACACCACTTTTTTCGTGATTAAATGACAGTTTTGATGCAGCAGTTTTCTTTTCTCGCACCAATCAGCAAAAATGTGAATCATGCTTTTGTAGGTGCGGATAGAATCTTCTCTCTCAGGAAGGAAGTTTCCCTGAAAGAATTCCAGAGCCTTACGCAATGATCTAGCATCTGCATTATCCAATGCAGGAGTCCAACCAGCATAAAGCTTGTCATTAATTGTCTTCACCATCGTCAGAGCATACTGCCGTTGCTGCTTGACATCTGCGACGTGATTTACTCGGATGCGTTTACGGATGTATTTGTCGCCTTCCATGTAGTAGAACTCGACACGGGCATCCTTACCCGGATAATATTGAGCAGGTTTAAAGTTTAGAATGTTTTGCATGTGATTGATTTTGAAATCACAGCTTAACCAATCATGAACTCAATCAGGGGTGCCGTCCTGATTTCGTCCACCTTACGCATTAGAAACTCTGAACCCGTTGATGCATCTCGCGTTGAGATACTTTTGGTGGAGATAATCGGACTTTCTTGAATGGTTTTTTGCGTCATTCGAAACGTGAATGTGTTGATTGTCAAGCTGATTTGATTGTGGGGGTTTTTGGATTTTGATATGCTTCGTCCGGATTTCGTCCGGGGTGAATTGTCCTATATTCTAATTGTTCAATTGATTAGCTTCGTATAAAATTCAAAGTCATGTCAAAAACAAGTCTCGAACATCGCCTCAATGAGGACACAGCGAGTTGGAAGTATGCTTCTAATGAATTGGATAAGTACATATTCATTATTAATGCAGGTATCATTTATGTTGTATTGCACCTTTTGCAACTTCATTCTTCTGGAGAGCTTGTGTTGAATAATAATCTTAAAATCTTCATTTCGTCTATCGGTTTTGCTTCCTTAATTACGATCGCGGTATTCCTTTATTCTTTTCGGCTTGCGGTTGAGGTCACTCGAGATTCAATCATCTCGTTGGACTGGGCTCTCGAGCTGGAAGAAATCAAGCTTTCTGAAACTGACTTTCAAAAAATCGAACACTGTAAGAGGAAAGCGGAGCACTTTGAGGCTTTGTCTGATAAAACCAGTACTAAGCTAAAACGCATTAACAACCTTATTTACATGGCTACTATTGCTATTTTAATTCTGACGGGTATTGCAGTCTTATTGATTGTATAAATTATTTTTTGGGCCTGCTGCCAGTACCTTCCGATCTTTCGCCTGCTCCTGGATCAGGAGTGCTAGGTGTTGTGCTAGGTAAAGTGCTTGGTTGAACAGATGGTGATGATGGATTCTCTTTTGGGTCTGGCTGTGTGCTCATATTAATACTACTTTGGTTTTTAGAAGATTCTTGTTTTGTACTATTGGAAAAAATTAAGGTAGCACCTGAAATAATAAGAGATGCCAAAGAAATCCACCTGCTTATTTTTGACTCCCTAGCGCTATTTTCTGAGCTAGTCGCGCTTGCTTTTGCTGCTTTTAAGAATTCTAATTCTATTTCTTCGTTTCTCTGAATTTGCTTTAATTGCAAATCCACTTTTGACGTATAACCACCTTCTGCGTAGAATTTGTATGTTCTATCAGTACAGGAAACAGTCTTTATACCTCCTGCTTCATGGTATTGAATCAGATTATCATCCTTCAGGACATTAATTAAACCAAGCACGTCGTCAAAATTCAATTTAAGATCCTTTGCAATACCTGATGCGTTGGTATGAATCTTATTATTCTCTTTTTTTTTAAGAATATAAGCAAGTATATTGTCTAGTTTAGAAGCCTCTTTCTGCGTCATTTTAATTTCTTTTTGAACTCGGCTCTTTCCTCTAGTAACATATTGATCAGTTCCTCTTGGCGGCGTGATTTTTCGAGGTCATGCTGGATCCATGTCTTCACCTGTGCAACGAGCTGATGAAACTCTTCTTTCAACTCTTCCTGGTCGCGTTTCGCATTTAATAATACTTCCTTCACTTCTTCCGGAGAAAGTTCAAGTTCGATGGATTCTATTGGTCTAGAATCTGCATTCTTCATTATAGAATCTAATGACTCTCCATTCTGGTATCGATCAACCATTGATAGTAGATCAATCTCCAATACTCTGTTAATCTCGATAATCATATCAGAACGCATGCTTCCTGCGATTACGCGCTTATTGAAATTAGCAGGTTTACTCCCAATCATTTCCGCAATTCTTCTTTGAGACAAACCTTTATAGTCCATGTAAGCCAAAAGCACAGTTCTAAGGGCCTCCTTGCGTTTTTCTTTTTGCAACTCTGAATCCATATCGCAAAAATCACTGCACTTAAGTATTTGATTTGTAGACAAATGGATATTTATTGAGTACTTTTTATACTTTTTTCTTGGTTTCGTATACTTTTTATATACATATTTGCCTCGTGTTGTAGACAAAAAAGATACAACCCTAGCTAAAAAGTATGCCATGACGAAAAGAGACTTAATAAAACTCAGAAATAGACTGCCAAAAAAGTATACAGAAGAAATCATATCTGAGCTGCCATCAGGAATGAAATTCAGCCCTGTATACATCAAGAAGGTATTAAGCGGAGAGAGAAGTAACGAGCATATTCTAAGAGCTGCAATCATCGTAGCTGAACGAAACGATAAAGTCAGAAAACAACTCAAACTGGCTGCTCAAGGAAAAATTTCAATTGCGAAAATTTAATCTTATGAATACTGAGTCTTACCAAATAATCCTAGCCAAAAGAGACCTTCATCATCTCTTTCATTCTAAGGGATATGTGTTGAGCACCGATACGTCTCGATTGAACTTTTTGACATTTAAAGTAAAGGGTAAAGAAGTAAATGACGAGCTCGTAAACACTATGATTTTGGCAATTCGAGTTGTTCAGAATCATAAATTAAATCTAAACTCAATATGGATAAGGTCAGCGTATTGTGGATTCACAATAAGAAACCCCTTCAGTTGCAATCCAATTGATAAAGCACCACAAGAATTCGACAAACTAAAGTTCAATCTTCAAACTGAGCAGCCATGAAACACACACCAACACCGTGGGTAACTCGGGATTACGGAGCTGAAGTGCTAATTCTGAACGAAAATCTAGATGACCGTGTTGCCGATGTTTTTGAAACAGGAGACGCCGAGCGCATCGTCGCTTGCGTGAATGCGATGGCGGGTATTGACAATCCAGAGCAGTGGATAGCCGTGGCAAAAACTCACATGAATGCTAGTGAAGCTCAGGCAAAACAAAATAAGCGATTACAAGACCAACTCGATCAGCTCGGAAAAATCGCGCTTGCGATAGCTAATTACGTGCGTCCGCTTGAGGAGCAGGTAAATATGAAAAGAACCATCAATGCTATCCTAGGCAATAAAGCAGGAGGTAGCAAATGATAAGCGTTCCATCTTCATTCAGATCTCTTCCTGATTACATTCCATCACAAACTGGAGTAAGCGCAAAAAAATTCATCGAAAAGACATTGCGCGTTCGTGCAAGACTGATTGCAGAGAATAAAGGCAATATGCACCAATCAGTGCTATCAGCTTACGATAACGTGCTCAATTGGTACCGCTTCTGGAAGCCAACAGAAGAGCAATGTGCGGCATACGTTCATCGTCATCGCGATCTATTCGATTTGATCATTCCTGGCATGCATTCTAAATGCCACAAAGCTTTCCTCAACGAACTAAACCTTATCACCAATGGAATCACCTGTACGACCATCTAATTCACCTTGGATCTCCGCGCTTTCTGGACCAACGGACAGATGCAGAAAAAATGCGAAAAATATCCTTCTGAAGCAAGCCACGGAAACATTGGAGCTGTATGCAAAAGATCTCTCTGATCGCATCGAAAATGAAATGATTCAATCATCCATGCCACAAGGGTTACTATACACAGAAATGATGCGTGATGTGGCCATAGAAATCATTGAAGAGAGAAAATCAAATCAACCATATCATGAAAATTAAAATCGTTTCTGGGCTTCGATTGCTGCTGACAACAGCAGGTATTGGAGCTCTTGTAATGCACTTCACATTTCAACTCATTTCAAACTCACTTATAGCATGAAAAAAATGGTTCTCATAACAGGAAATCTGAGCAGCTCTAAGCATTTGGTAGAACTGCGAAAAATGCAATTCAAACTCCGCGAAAACAAGGTGCCTGTTTGCAGCATTCTTGATTTTGCGAGAGAGGGAGAAAATGCCCCAAACTTTCATCAGATGCTAGACATTCAGAGCTTCTTCGCGCTAAATGTAAAATATCTAGTCATTGGAGATCTGAGCGATGAAAACCCGATCAACGTCCGACTGCTAGAAATCGCGAAGCGGTTCAATGTACAAGTGATCAACTATCGCGACATCGTACTTACAGGAAAGAACCCCTTTAAAAAATCATTCATCGAACGATTTGATGAGATTTTGAAACCATGGTTCACCAATCCAATGAAGCGCTTATCGTGAGATTGTCGCAAGCATACATGATTAATGCGATTGGCACCAATGGTAGCCTATGCGCAATGTATGTGACTAAGGAGCGATTCGATCAAGAAGAAGAAGAAATGTTACGCTCCTACGTATCTAAAGAGCTCAATGGTTTGATCAATTATAGTATTAATCACTTATCACAATGGGAAGTTGAACAGATGGAAAAGCCGGTGCCGAAAGTGAAGTACATCAAGCAATTCAACTTGTCTCATAAATAGCTTAACCAATCAACGTATATGCAACTCAACCGTGCAAGGGTTATCGTTCAAGAGGTAACCGAGTGGGTGAACTACCACTTTAAAAAAGGACCACAACCTGCAAATCGTATTAACTACACACTATTCGAAATTTCGAAGGCGGCAGAAACAGTAAAACTCAACAATCTGGTGCTGGCCAACAGCAAGCACAAAGGCAAAATCATGGCGGTGCCAAAAGACGAAATGATTGCTGGTGCATTTCTCGCACATGCACTCATTGGAATGGAAGAAGGAAGCAGGCTAGAGATTGCCAGTAATGGAGTCAATCGAGTAGTTGTTTACGGACCAGAAAAAAAGCAAGTGATTGTTTCTTCAAATCAATTGCGTTTGGATGATGCAATCAAGGCAGCTACCAGTGGACAAGGACTTGTAATTGTGAGGGGGTAATATGATTGATGCCTCATCCATTCAAGAAGTCCGGGATAAAATGGACATCGTTGAGATTGGACTAAAGCTCGTAAGCGGCCTAAAGAAATCAGGTGCCTCATACAAAGCGAAGAGTCCATTTGTCAACGAAAAATCTGCAAGCTTTTTCATCAATGAATCCAAGCAAATATTCAAGTGCTTCTCTTCTGGAAAAGGTGGTGATGCCATAAAGCTTGTGATGGAAGTTGAGAAGCTTGATTTCATCGACGCTGTTCGATGGATTGCTGAATTTCAAAAAATAGAACTGCGCGATACAAGCACAGCGGAAGCGCCAGAGGTAACTCAAGAGCGTAAGGATAAATTCGCTCGGGCGCATAAACTATTATTGGCCACACTTGGAAAGTGGACGACACACGCTAAGGATTCAAAAGTGTTTGCCGAATGGTGCGCGGCTCGAAAAATCACTCGTGATGATGTGATTCAATGGGGAATTGCACAAGCTCCTGATGAGTTTCAATTCATCACGCCGCTCGTTGTGAATTCTGACAATCGTGAACTGGCATTGGAGCTTGGCATCATTAAGGAGAAAAACGCGAAGGCTTACGATACGTACCGCAATCGAATCATATTTCCTATCCATGGCAAGAAAGGATCTCTGATTGGATTTGGCGGCAGACTTATATCGTCGGACAAAGAGCAGCCCAAGTATATCAATCCATCTGAAAGTTTCCTGTATGATAAAAGCGATGTGCTTTACGGTTGGCACTTCGCGGAAAGATCGATTAGACAAACTGGGCGAGTGTTAGTAGTTGAGGGGTACGTTGATACCATCGCTTTGCATCGCGTGTCGCTTACCAATGTGGTGGCGACATGCGGCACGGCGATCACCGAAAAACAGGCGCGAATTTTAAGCCGTTCCGCTTCGGAGGCAGTAATTCTCATGGATGGTGATTCCGCAGGAATTAAAGCCGCAAGACGCGCAATTGAAGTATTACTTCCAACAGGAATGGAAGTAAAGGTTTGCACCATACCTGATGGAAGAGATCCCGATGACATTGTTAGAGCGTTGATGCCAGATGCGGATGATTCCGGTGATTACTCCATCAGCGAGGACATGCTGAAGGCAATCAGTGATCAAGTCCAAAAGGAAATTGATCTGCACACGAGAAGTGCATTTGAATGGCTGTGGTTGCAGCATGGCGTACACGCTACTGCACCAAAAACAAGAGCTGAATTTTTAAAAGAAACAGGAAGATTGCTATCGCTCATTCCAGATGAAGTAATCCGCGAAGAATACACCAAGGCCACAGCTTCATTCATAGGTGAAACCGTGCGCAATCTCACCAAGATTGTGGACAAGGAAATCAATGTGGCGCTTTCCAAAGATCTTGCGAAGAAGCAAGTGAAAAAGCAGGTGGCTGCTGATGAAGATTTTGGAATCGAAGAAGGTGAATTCCTACCAGATTGGGCCATGCCACATGCGAAAATTCTCAAGCGCCAACTGTTCTTACAAAAGGAGAATCATGAAGCACGCTGGCCAATAGGAATATACTTTCCTCCAGTTAAGGGAAATGCACCTGTATTCATGGGATTGGAGCGCGCCACGAACTTTTGCATGAAGCCACTCTATCAGATCAAGGATGAACGCAATGGGCGCTGGCTTGTGAATCTTCGTACCAACGATGGAGAGAGTTACATCGAAATTCCAGATGGAGCATTGGTGGAGCAAAACACATTCTTAAAAGTACTGGTACCGAGAAGATGTCACCCCTATCCAGTCTTCGGAAAATTCCACTATACATATCTGGTGGCATCGCTCATGCAAGATTCACAAGAATGCTTTGAGCTAAATACACTAGGGCATCAACCGGAAGACTTCTTTGCCTATTCGAATGCAGTGATGTACGTCGAAGATGGTGGCATCCAACTGCGAGAGTACGATACACTGGGCGTCGTGAAGATTAAGAATAAGAACTACATGTCTCCTGGTGTAAGTGCTGCAAGAATCGGCGGACGTGAGGAGAATAATGTATATGAGAATGATTTGTACCTGAAGTATGTGAACACGCAGGTTTCATTCTCAGAATGGGCAGCGATATTTAATCGTGTGTATGATGATCACGGAATGTTTGGAATTGCATTCGTTTTCCTGAGCATCTACAAGGACATGATTTATCGCATTGGTGCGAAATGTCCGCTGCTCTATTTATATGGGCCCAAAGGATCGGGAAAGAGCGCCATGGGTGAATCAATCATGTTCCTCTTCTTCTCGGGAAAGAATGCCGAAGGTCGATTGATACAGGCGGTGAATATGTCCGGTGGTATGATCACAGACTTTGCACTAGCGTCCGCGCTGCAGCGCTTTCGTAATTGTCCGCGACTATTCAACGAGTATGATCCTGCAATGACGGACATCAAGTATCGCGGATGGTTCAAGGCGGCATTTGATGGAGAAGGCCGTGAGCGTGGCTCCGGTGATAGTGGAAGCAAGCGAAAAACAGAAGTAATGAAGGTGCAGGGCACGATCATGATTGCTGGGCAGTATATGGATTCTGGTGACGATGGAGCGGTAATGACGCGATCGATAAATCTTCAATTTTCAGAAGAGAAAAACAAAAATCGCAGTCAGCAGCAAAAGGATGATTATATGCGCCTTCATGAACTTGAATCCAATGGACTTGCTGGATGTTTGAAAGAGCTGATCAGTATTAGGAGCTATGTGTGGGAGCATTTGAAATCTCGCTTTTACGAGGTGAAAAAGAAAATGACCGCTGATGCCAAAAGCAAGCGCGGAGCATCAGTAGAAGAGCGCCTTCTTAACAACTATGCGCTGTGTTATTCATTCAGCGAAATAGTGAATGAGAAGATTCAACTGCCATACACTATGCGCGAGCTGTATGATGATTGTATTCGAAGAATGGTTGAGCTCAGCTCGTTAATCAGTGATGGATCGGTGATCAATCGATTCTGGGAGGTGATTGAATTCTGCGTCGATTCTGGACAATTAGCGGCGGATAAGGAATTCGATGTACAGCACAGGATGGAAGTGACTATTCGCACATCCGCAGGCAACATCGAAAAGAAATTCCCTGTGCGCAAGAGGCTGCTCTTTATCCGACTTAGCCCGATGTATGCGGCATATTCCAAGGAAGTGCGCCTGCGCTCACAGAAGCCATACGACGAAACTACAATCGAAACCTATCTGAAAGATACACCCTACTACATCGGAAGTTGCCCTAGGCACTACTTCACATCGAAGGAGACATCAGCATACGTTTTCGACTTGGAAATGATGGAGGGCTATGGAATTAGACTCTTCGCGCAGTCAAAACCTACTCAAGAAAAAGACACAACGCAGCTCAGTTTGAGCGAAAATCAATCAGACGATTTACCATTTTAAACCCTTATACCCTTATGAAACAAAAAGTATCATTCGACTATGATGGCACCTTAACTCGTGATGAGGTAAAGCAGTATGCCATAGAACTATTGCAGCGTGGAATAAGCATCGACATCCACAGCAGACGATCACAAGATGATCACTTTCCAACCCAGCATGATGACATTCTCCACTTCGGAGGCAGCTTAATGCAATATTCCAGAAAGCAAGCCATGGTAGAGGTGCACTTATGCGGCATGGACAAGGTGCGCATGATCAACGAAAGCGGCGCAATATGGCACCTTGATGATGAAGCTTGGGAGATTGATATGATCAATCGAAAATCGAATTATGGAACTGTTGGAATCCATTATCGTGTTGCCGATGATTTTAGATCCATCTGCGAATTATTCATCCAAAAAAAACTTCAAGGCCATGCCGGATAAAGCATACTTCGAAAAGAATAAGATTGCTATTCGCTTTGAAAGTTTCGATGAGTACAAGCAAATCTGCGAAAGGATTGAAGGTAAAAAATACTGTGACAATCCTCGTATTGAATGGAAAAACGGATGGACATCATTCTATCACGAGAAAAGGCCAAACGGCGTAACCTGGGTAGGATGGACACAAGAATCTGAAGACGCTCGAATTCAAGAATATCAAGTAATAACATTCGATGAGTTTTTATTCCTCACCTCAGATGATTCTGTCGAAAACATACTTAACACGCAAATGAAATGAAAGCACATCCAATATTATTCAACACCGAAATGGTGCAAGCGATTCTCGACGGGAGAAAAACGCAGACGAGACGTATTTGTAAACATCAATATTGGTCACACTCAGAGCTTACGGATGTAAATCGTAACGGCATATTTCAAAAGGTGGATAGAAGGGTGTCCTGCCCATACGGCAATGTAGGTGACGTGCTCTGGGTGAGGGAGACTTGGTGCCTTACAACTCCATATGGACCAGAGGAATATTATTTTGGTTACAAAACATCAAGCCAGACTGAAATCAAAGCTTCTGAAAAGTACAATTACTACTCACCCGATGAATGGAAACCTTCCATCCATATGCCAAAAGAAGCATGTAGGATTTTTCTTCGAATCACGAATATTCGAGTGGAGCGGTTGCAGGATATCTCAGAGGATGATGCTATAAAGGAAGGAGTCCAAAAAATAGCTTATGGATACAAGCATTATACATTTAAGGGAGCATCTGCAGAGCATGCAAGACATAGCTTTCTAACATTGTGGAAATCCATCAACGGATCTGAATCATGGGAGGCCAATCCTTGGGTGTGGGTGATAGAGTTTGAGCGCACGGTTAAACCTGAAAACTTTTAAGCCATGTCAGCGACTATCTCAGATGTATCGCGCCTTGATATTACAAAGGGCAGCAAGTGGAAGAGCGTCACCGGTGAAGTGGCGGTGGTGATCAATCGCTATCACGACTGGGATACGAAACAAGCCACTTCATTTGAATTGTACCTGTGGAATAAAGGCACATTCATCACCATCGAAGCAAATAAATTCTGCGAAGCAATCAAATCAAATAATTATTCACGAATTCAATAATACCCTAATGAAATTTCATTTTGACGCAATGTTGAGTCTTCACTTGGAAAAGTATCCCAATAAGACTAAACCAACAATCAAACAGACCAAGTTTAGGCTTGAACCTTCTGATGTTTTAGACAAAAAAATGTACGTTCAAGAAGACGGCTTATTAACTGAGGCAGGCACTAAAGCATTGACGCATGTGCTCGTTCAAGGTCTGATTGGTAATATTCACCAATCGCACCAGAGAGGGTTGATAGATTCAGCAGAGCACTTGCGACATATCATCGCGGAGTTGGAGCGTGGATTTGTAGCACAGGTTGATTATTCAATTGGGAGGATGGGTGATGGCGAAGAGTAAACCGATTTCAGAGGAAATCAAAAATCGAATACTGGAGCTCTATCCAAATGAAAGGGCCCAAGATATTGCGGACATGCTCGGTATAAGTGTAAGCAAAGTATATAAAGTGGCCAACTATGCTGGGGTAAAAAAAAGTGAAAGCTTTTTAAGTTCTGAGAAATCTGGGAGGCTACACCCAGAAGGTGTGCGCGGATTAAATACGAGATTTAAGAAAGGTCAGCAGCCTTGGAACAAAGGCATTTCTACACCCATTACGGAAGGCATGAGAAAGACATTTTTTAAACCAGGGAACAAGCCTCATAACACAAAGAATATTGGCGATGAATGGACCAATACGGATGGATATGTAGTAGTAAAGCTCGGAGAAAAAAATATACAGTTCAAACATCGCGTCATTTGGGAAGAGGCAAACGGACCTATTCCAAAAGGAATGTCTGTAGTATTCAAGGATAAGAACAAACAGAATGTGCAGCTATCCAATCTGGAATTGGTGGATAGAACAGAATTGATGCACAGGAACTCAATCATGAATTATCATCCTGAATTGAGACCAATCATAAAAACCATAGCAAAACTCAAAACCAAGATCAATGAAAAACAAGATGGAAGATCTAAGAAATCATCTCTTCGCTCAGCTTGAGCGATTGGGAGATGAGGATTTGAAAGGCGAATCCTTAAAAGAAGAAACCAAGCGCGCCGATGCCATCGCGAAGGTGGCCACTGAGATTGTGAAAGCGGCAGACATAGAACTGCGATTTATAACTGAAGTAAAAGGAATCTCTAGTGTGTTTTTTGAAGGTCGTGCGCTGCCAGAAGGAAAAGAGCATCCGAAAGAATTAACCTGAAGCTAATGAACGCAAATGAAGTGGTACACTACTATCACATCAAAGTGATAGATAAGAATCGGGATCCGGTGGAAATTTTGTCCTGGAAGGGATTGCGCTTTGAACTTCGACGTAAGTACGATTGGTATTTTAAATACCGGGCTGCTTTACTTCAAGTGAAGTATCCAAAGCTTGAAGTACAAGTGTGGTGGGGCAACGATCCAGCAACTGGAAAAACACTCGAGCAAATTCGAAAGGATAAGATCAAAGCGAAGAAAGCGAAGATCACGGAGTATAAAAATAAAATACAGAAAGCTCGTGAAAGCTGGAACCGCATTTTCCCTATCGAGGATGATGTATTTTACAAAAGAGCATTAGCTAAAATCAGTCAACACGAATGTGAACTGAGAAATATGGAAATTGAATTTAGAAATGAGGTATAACGGTTCGGGGCTTGTTTTTCGCCACCGCAATAGAATTACAAAACTGTCAAAACTTGATACAGATGAATAGAAATACAAATGCCAATGTTACCACGTCAAGCGGTGGTGAGAACAAGCCCTTGTTAGCGGCTGGGCTTCGTTTCAGAGTGCCAAAGCTGACTAAAGAACAAAACCGCATTCTTGAAAAAATAATTGAAGGTGCGGAAATACAAGTTGATTGGGAGAATGAGCAGTATGTTTATACGCTTTGTGAAGATAGCGGAGATAGCTCCACTGTCCGAAAAGATACATTTGATAGACTTAAAGAAAGCGGTTTGATTAAATTGAAATGGAGACCGTCTATTGATGTCGAGCGGTGGGGTTAGCATTGCCGCTAACGGCCGGCAGCTACCCGCAGGCGGGGACTTTAACCACAAAACTCAATTAGAAAGATGAATGAACAATTAACCATAGAACTGTCAGACGAAGCACTGAACTCCCGCTTGAGGGTAGGTGCTGTTATAGCCAGTGCTTTCTTGTCCGAATGCAAAAAGTATCGCTATTCTCTGACCCGAATTTGGGATGAAAGCAAGCCCAAAGTAATGTTTGTTATGCTCAACCCATCCACCGCTGATGGCACACAAGACGACCCAACGATTAGGCGTTGCATTGGCTTTGCTAAATCTTGGGGATATGGTGGAATGCACGTCTGCAATTTGTTTGCATATAGAGCAACCGACCCAAAAGAATTACTCAAAGTTGATAATCCTTTTGGCGACCAAAATATATGGGTTACACGCAAGCTCGTTGATGAAGTTGAAATTGTAGTATGCGCTTGGGGTAATAAGTCAATACTTGACAAATTTGAAAACCTGAGCACTTTCTTATTGCTTCATTATTGCCACGATAAGCAGCACTATATTGAGTTGTCAAAGGATGGTGTTCCTAAGCATCCACTTTACTTGAAGTCAAACCTAAAGCCTGTTAAGATGTATGATGTCTCTTAGCATTGGCTATAACTCGGGGATAACCGCACCTCCATCATTCATCAGAGGTTGCAACCTTTTCAAAAAACAAACCTGAAAAAGTTGCAACCTTTTTTATTCTTCAAACTTCAGCTCAACAAGTTCCCAAGTTTTACCAGACACATATTTTACCTGGCAGGTAAAATTGTTTCTAATTTTAGCTCCAAAGCTATTTGTAGCGTCAACATAACATTTGGTTTTGTAATTAACAGAGTCCAATTTTTCAACTGGACAGAAACCAAAATCAGCATCAGCAGGATTTTTCAAACGTCTTTGAATGAATTCTCTCATCATCATTCTTGCATCAGCGGCGGTATTGTAGTTAGTAGGCCCACAAGAAAATAATGAGATTGCGATTAACGAAGAGATGGTAAAAGTGATTTTTTTTGTTTTCATTTTTCTATTTTATTGAAAATATAGTTTTTTATGTTTTCAGGAGGCAGCATTTTTAACTTTTTCCTGCAAAGTGTGTAAGTGCATATTAAGTTCGACAAGCACTTTATCCGAATACTCTTTTCTGAGTCGATTTGCTTCATCTTGATCGGCATAAAAATTAGACTTTTCCCATTTTTTGAAGTCGTAATTTATTTCCTGAGCTAGTACTTGAATGCATTTCAAAAGATCATTTAACTCATTCAATTTAGACTGAAAAGGATAAATCATACTAGCGATGCTGCGCATTTCTGCATGATAGTTATGACACTTTAACTTGATGTCCTGCTCCCTGATCATGTAATCATGCATTAACTTTTTGAAATTGTCTTTGTCGTTAAGAATAGAGTAATCTGCTAGTATTTTGTAAGTTTTAATTAAAGAAAGGCATTGTTCTCTTTCAATTCTGAATAAAAAGTAATTTTCTGCAACAGCTCGAAGCTTCATTCTAAGATTGTAATCTTCTTTCAACTGACTTTCTCTCTTTTCTCTTTTTGAAAAAAAAATATTTGAAGACAACCCCAGAAGAAAAGCAACTAATGCCGCAATAAACTCGGGAAGTATATCCATCCAAATAGATTGATCAGCCTCGATCTTAAAGACAATCTGTGGTAGTATCATAGACTTTCATTCAGTTCCGCTAAAATAATTCAAAAAGCGACACACTATTATTGGATTCCTATTTTTTGAAACCCTTGTAAACATCATTCAATCAGATAGTTGCAAAAAATATTAAGGGTTTCAGAAGCCGAAAGTGAAAAAAAACACACGAATTTCATTTTTTGAGAAAAAAGTGTTTTTTCCTGCTCGGTCACGGTTTTACTACTTAATATATTATAAATCAATAATATAACTATACGAGCAGAACCGAGCAGAACCGTGCGCAACCGAGCAGTAAAACAGGGGTAAAATCGATGTTTTTCCCAACGACGAGCAAAAACGAGTTTTTTTTTCCAAAAATGGGTGTCCGTTCGTCCTTCGTTTTTTGATTTCTAACGTCAATTTTTGGGGAATGAAAGCGCAAGTTCTCCAGGGTAATGATGCCCCTTTGAATATTCAGCTCCGAGATGCTGCTGGCTCCCCGATCAATCCCAATAGTCTCACCGGATTATTGGTCATTCTATATTATAAGGTTGGTGGACAAGTATTGTCCAAATTCAGCAAGAATACCCTTGCAGGTTTCGAACCGATCACAGTAGTTGACGGTTCTGCCGGCCTCATCCAGTGTAAGGTTCAACGAGAAGTAACAGCCAATGCCCAATTGGGTGATGTTATGATCGAGATTAAGATGAAGGCCTCCTCGTCTGAATGGAGCAATGAAGATCTAGAGATCGGCACCAATGGAATACTTGCATTTGAATTAACCTCAAGCAGATTGAAGAATGTCACAAACTATTGATATCGTCGTTCAGCTCACTGGGCTATCCGCAATCGTGACGGTACCAGCGGTGCAACTTCCATCAAGTGCAGAAGGTGGACCTGTGATCTGGGAGCAGGTGACTGGAAAACCTTCAACTTTTCCTCCATCATCGCATCAACATGTAATGGATGATGTGCAGGGATTGATCAGTGCGCTGGCTGCAAAAGCATCATCGGTTCACACACATGAGATTGCCGATATTATTGGTCTCGCTTTGGCGTTGGCCGATAAAGCCAACGTGACGGACTTGCAAAACAAAGCTGACTTGGTGGGTGGAGTAATTCCAACCAGTCAAATACCAGCGGCGGCTATTACTGAATTCTTAGGAGCAGTGAATAGTGAAGCTCCAATGCTTGCATTAACAGGACAAAAAGGTGACTGGTGTATTCGCACTGATCAGAATAGGACCTACTTCATAGTTGGAGATAATGGTAGCGTTCTTTCGAATTGGCGATTCATTGAAACTCCTGCATCACCTGTTGCCTCCGTAAATGGTCAAGTAGGTGTGGTTGTACTTGGAAAAAGTGATATTGGATTATCAAACGTTGAAAACACCAGCGACATGGCGAAGCCCGTCAGCACAGCTCAAGCTGCTGCCTTGGCTGGTAAGGCGAACACCTCACACAATCACGTTGCAAGCGACATCACTGACTTTCCAGACGCCGTTCTCGCAACGATATTAAAACCGTTTATTGCGGGTGGTGATACTCCAATAGTGACAGATGACAGCATTGCCAAAGCATTTCAGAAAGCGCAAGGCCAGATAGACGCGCGTGCGACTATTGCGCAGCTTGCGGCTATTGCAGCACTGAATAAAAGAATAGTCCTTGTTGCAGACTCAACTACTACCGTAACAGGAACGACTACCAACACGCTCATTCGTGCCGTTCCGATTCCTCCAGGATGGGCATCGGCAGGTGGTGTAATTCGTGTGCGTTCAAGAACAAGAAAAACTGGTTCTGGAGGTACATACACTCAACGATTGTATATCAATACAGCGGCGGATTTGACGGGTGCTAATCATGTCGGAACGCATACTTCTGCCTCTGCCGGACAGCTCTATAATCAGATTCGTCGCGACCTAGTGATTAAGTCGGCAACTGTTACTGAAGTTCCGCCACCGACACCTTCGATGTCTGTGGATGAAGCTCAGCAGGCAGGAGCAGTAGCTACTTACAATATCGATTGGTCAATTCAGCAATTCCTCATAGTAGCGATTCAACTTGGCAATGGTGTAGATGTTGGGATAAGCAGTTATGTGTCTCTAGATTTTGAATGTCCGACTTCTTAATATTTTAATTGATAAAGAATGCTTTTGTTTCATGAAATAAAATGTTCAATATGTGTGTACAATTTATTCGTGGCTCACTTCGTTCACACCCCACTTTTCTCTGAAATTCACCCTAACATATGACTAAGATTATACTACAACTGGAACCTGCGGCCGCTAAGTTTTTTAAGTATCATCACGATGAAGCCTACAACAGGCCATCACTATTAAGAGGTCATTTCAAGCGACTCATTCTCATGAATGCGGAGCCACATCCCACAGGAGTTTTCGCTCGTTCAGAATCACTAGTTGCTGTTGAAACTACTGTAGCCTCTGAAATCAAGTCCTACAAATTTGACGCTAGAACGAAAGCTATATACATTCCTGATGCAAAAATGAAAATGCTCAATGATGCGTTCATCGCATTATTGGAAGATGAGATCAATACTACTGTTGAATTATTCGAGTCAATTGGACGTCAGCACAAGCATGCGTTTGAATACATCATTTCAAAATACGACTTGGACAGCAGTGATTATTCATTCGATCGGATGAAGAAAATGAATTATCGTCACCGGATGCGCGTGATTTCTACAAAATAAAATTTTGCGACGTTTTGTCCTCTCGTTTTCGATAGCATTATTTGAAATTCACCGAATATTTTTGAATGAAATCACATAAATAATTTGCGTCAATATGTCCCTCGATAAATACACTAAAAAATCACATGGTGGTTTTTGTAAAGAGTCCATTGAACTTTTCAAACCGAATGCAGCCAGAGACTCAATGATCGCGGCAGGTAAATACGTTTATGAAATTCACGAGGATGATTTTGTAGAGAACTTTTTTTTCGTCAAGAGTACAGCGACATTCACTGAGACGCCTGTTATAGTTGATGGAGCAGAAATGTACAAGGCGGAGATTACTATGGTTATAGCTGGTGACGATGAAACGCGCATTAGAGAATTGGAACGTATTCGCCGAAAAAAATGGTTGATAAGATTCGAGGATGCATCCCATACAAAGAAAATAATCGGGCATCCTGATGGACATTACGCGAGCTTGATGGTTGTATCTAGAGAAGGTAAAACGTCTCGTCCAGAACGCAGGGAAATCGCGGTAATATGGTCCGCTACTCTTCCAGAACCTGTGGCAACATACGGTTTTTAGTCCTTTCATAACGGCCCTAATACTCAAACTTTTGCGGAAATAAGAAGCAGAAGTGAGTAAAAAGGCTTTCAATTTTGTTCGATCAATTCAATCCGAGCGCTGGATGATAACCAGAGCTGCGGCGAATTCTCATTTGCCTTTAGTTCACGCAATCTTAACTGGCAACTACAAGTCCTATCATGATGACAGTGAAGACAGAGAGAGAGAAGAAGTAGAAGATGAAAACACTGTGCGTTACGCAGTTCATTCATCCGCTGGTTATGAACTGCATTCTGAAAAAAAGCTTTCAAAAATATCCGCATATAATAACGAACCTGTAATAGCTATTATTCCTTATAAGGCCGCCGTACAGAAGTATGGTGGCTGGTGTGCAATGGGTACTGAAGAGCTCGCGGAGCGCATTAAGGTGGAAGCGGATAATCCGAGAGTGAGTGCAATTATCTTAGATATGGATTCTCCCGGTGGCGCTGCTGATGCAGTCGCACATCCGTCAGCGGCGATCAATTACGCAAAAGAGCGTAAACCTGTTGTTGGATATGCTGGTAATGGAATGACTGCGAGTGCAGCATACTGGATTATATCTCATTCCCATGAGATTTATGCAACTTATGAGACTGACGAAATTGGATCCATTGGAACGTATATCACTCTGGTGAATTATGAGCAGTTTCTGTCCAACTATTACAACGCAGATGTTCACCAAGTCTATGCATCTGCTTCAACCGAAAAGAACAAAGGCTATCGCGACGTTACCGCAGAAAAATCTAGTACTGATTGGCTCCTAGAAAAAGAGCTTGATCCATTCAATGATATTTTCATTAAAACGGTAAGAGAAAATCGTCCAAGCATCAATGAAGATGTTTTTAAAGGTCGCCTGTACATGGCGAAAGATGCATTAGAAATGGGCCTTATTGATGGTATGATGTCATTTGAAGAGGTGCTGAATCGTGCTTCTGAATTATCCGAGAATTTCAATTCTAAATCCACAAATACGATGTTTGGTAAGAACAAAAAAGTGAATGCACTCATCAGTGCATCCGAGAGAACACCTGAGATGTTCACCGAAGCAAATGAAGAGTTGGCGTCAGTCAATTTGGAGATTGTTTCTTCTGAAGAAATCAATGCGCTTCGCAGCAATCAGGTTGACAAAGAGAAAGAGTCCGCCCACAATACTTTCGTTACATCAATCGCCACTGCGCTTGGTTTGAAAACCAATGATGCAGGGCAAATAACCAATGAGGCAGGTGAAGCTGTAGATGTATCTGCACTCATTACTGATCTCAATTCTCAAGTGAATGCATTGACCACAGAGAATGCTGATTTGAAGAAAAAGGCACAGCCTATCACAACCTCAATCACTGGTGCTGCATCAGAAGGTCCAACTGAATCAGAAGATGCTCCGGAGGTTGCTGCTATGTACGCAGGTATTGAAGAGAAACTCAACAATTATTAAAATAAACAGAAATGGCAGCGATTACTATTGCCGCTTTACTCTCTGAGTACGGCGCATTTTACCAAAAGGGCTCTCAGAATGAGCGCAATCTTTTGGCTAAGCTCTACAAGGATGCTGAGTTCGATACGCTATTCACATACACGCCAACTACGGATACTATCATCCGTAACGTGAAGGTGACAAGCAATCCTGTGCTCCAAGCATTCCAAAAGCAATTCACACCTGCGGGTGGCATTGGCTTCCTTCCTCAACCAATTGATTTGTTCCAAATCAAAGCGGATGATGATCTTTATCCAGACGAAGTTGAAAAATCCTATATCGGATTTTTGGCTGGTTCAGGTCTTGACCGTAAGGAGTGGCCAATCGTTCGTTGGTGGATTGAAAATGTTTTCATGAAGCAATTCATTGAAGACATTGACAACAATGCTTTCAGCGCAGTTTTGGTCACCCCTACCGCTGGTACTGCTGGTACTCCAGCAGGATCTATGAATGGTTTCAAAAAAATCATTCAAGACTTAGTTGCTGGTGGTCACACAACTCCAATTGCAACTGGTGCTTTATCTACAACAGCTACAACTTTTGTAGATCAAATTGAAGCTTTTGTCGCTGCGATTCCTGCGCATCTTCGTAAACGTCTTCCAATGACCATTGCAATGAGCGATGTGCTTGAGACTCGCTACCGCAATGGTATGAGAGCAAAGTACAACAGTCAGTACATGCAAACTGAGCAGTTGTTGACTCACATTGACTATCCGAACATCAAGATCAAAGGCTTCAATGCAATGGCTGGTAGCAATAAGATTTTTGCTTCTACTCCAGCGAATATGATCCTTGGTGTTAAGCGTCCAAGCACCATGGTGCAGTTGGACAGCGACGTTCGATTGATCAAAGCAGCTCACGATCACTGGAGAGGTTATGGTGTGGCAGATCCACGTTACTTCTGGACCAACGATTTGGAGAACACATAAGAACATAGGGTGGAGCTCGGGCTGATCTTCTTTGGAAGTGACGCCCGATAACTCTTTCCATTATACGCACGAAAATGAATAAAGCAGAACTTATCGAAGCAATCAAGGCCAAAGGCTTTGTTGCTATTGTGGTAAATGAGGACGCAAAGAACGCGGAACTCGAGGCTCTACTCGATGCCTTAGAAGCAAGCAGTCATGTTGACGAACTTACTTCTAAAGTTGTAGATCTTGAAGCAACTATCACTAAAAAAGAAGAAGAGGCCGCCGAATTGGTTAAGAGCCTTGAAGAATTGAATGCGCAGCTTGCTGAATCAGAAAAAACTCCAGTCTCATCCAAAGATGTGATTGCGATTTTTGAGAAGAAGAAGTATGTGGTTCAATCAGGAGCCGTGATTCTCATCGAAGGCGAAGCAAAGAACTTCACTAAAGAAGAGATTGCTCAAAGCAAAGAAGCTATCGCTATTTTGCTTAAAACGGAATCATCAATTTTAAAACCTGTCGAATAACATGGACTTGAACATTGCAATCCGTTCCAAAAAGAAGCCAGGGCTTACTCAGGTGCTTTATGCGACTGAGGAAATCTTGACTACAATTGCTGAACCAACAGCAACACCAACCACGCAAGCGCAAAAGGTAACCATCTCTGGAGATCACGTTTTTGTAACTGGTGAAGGATTTAGAAAAATGTTTGTGAATCTAGACAAGAGTAATTTTAATCTTGAAGGTTCAGGAGATCGTTTTTCTAAAACCAATAAAGCCATGCTTAAGTGCTTTATTCCAGGTGATCAAAAGGAAGTTGCTGCCATGATCAAAGATGATCCAAGCTTCTTAATTCTCATGCAGCAAAATCCATGTCAATCGGGATCTTATTGGCAACTTGGCACCAAGTGTGACCTTGCTACCATTGATGCTGCATCGACAAAATGGACTTCTGGTACCATTGACGGTTCTACTGTCATGGGATGGGAATTCGACTTGATGTGCTATCAAGACACCGTCTATTACTACGAAGGTGAAGTGACATTGCCAACTCCGTAATCCCTATAACAATGGCAAAAAAATCATTCGAGAACCAAGTAGAAACAACAAAGCCAGTGGCGCCTGCTGGTTTTGTTGAATCCGATCTGATTCCATCAGGTTGGAAGCAAGTGAAGCGTCTTCCAGATAATTTCCTGTATCGCGGCGATAAGTACAAGCTAAGCGAAATCACGAAAAAGCAATTGGAACGCATTCTGAGCTACAGAAAGAATCCTTGGTTTGTAAGACAGACGAACTAAAGTACACCTACATTTTTAACAAGGGCAAATGGAAACGTTTGCCCTTGTTTTTACCCTATGATATCACAAGCAGACATCTTACAATGGAAACGTACCGGTGAAGATTACGACACTGGTATTCGCATATTAGAGCATGCTATTTCTCAAGGCTTCAAATGCGCTCTATTTCCAGTCATCGCTCGAGCGAAATCCTCATTCTCTGAAAAGCTTCTAATACAAGAAATTGACAAGGCGTTTTCCACTATAATACCAGCAACTCTTGTAATATCAAATGCGGCAAAGAAAGTAGGAGCAATTGATGTAAGTAATTTCCCAATTGACCTTCAGGAACTCTATCGAAAAACGATAGAGAACTTGAAAGAAATGGATGCATTGAAAGGCTCACTGGTTGAATTGTTCTATGATGAAAATGGAAATCCAAAACGCTTTGCTGATGAACGAAGAGCTCATCATGTAGCAACACAGATTCACCGTCTTTGGATGAAGAATCAAGAGAATTGGGCGCGGCTAGACTATTATAGAGATGAGGGTAAATATCTTCCAGGTACCGAGCCCAAAGAATTGTCTGTGGAGCGGTTGATTTACTTACTGCAGCATGTGGTTAAGATGACAGACTATTTATCCAAAGCGCGCCGTAAAATCAAAAAAGGCGAAAAAGTCAATATCAAAACATATAAAGAATACGAGGAGATGGAGCACGAAATCAAGACGATTATCAATGGGAAAGTTTGATCCTACAACTAAGGTTGGCGCGGCCATCAAGATGATTACAGATGGCACGCCAGAGCTGCTCACTGATGAGCAAAGGCAATTCATCACCAATTTGAATATTGTTGATGATATTCTTCGTTTGTATGGCCCAGGTAAAAAAGCCAAAGCGCTAATACAGGAGAAACTTGATTGTGCGCCATCAACTGCTCAACGTTGGATTGTCGATGCACAAACGTTTTTAGGCTCTACAGCCATGTTTGAAAAGAACTACTGGAAAACTTTTGCCGTTGATACTCTGGTGCGAGTAATCAGCGCAGCGCGCGAAAGCTTCTTTATTGAGAAGAATGGCGAAACTACTTTTAAAGCGGACGGTAAAGAACTCAGAGCTCTTGCTGCACTAATGAAAGAATTACGCGAAACAATCGGCTACGATAAAGATGATGTTGAATTGGAGGAAGTAAAAATGCCAGATGTTTTAATTCTCAACACGGATATTTCTACACTCGGCCTTAAGCCAACGGGCCTTACGCGTGATCAGATTATTGATAAATTCTACAAAGAAACAACTGAATCCGATGGAGAAGATTGAGCAGCCCCTATATCTCAATCCTGTTCAGATGCGCAGCTACCTGGCGTATGCCAATCATGAAATACTTATTGCAGGGCGCGGAATGGGCAAATCTGAGGGCATTATTGCCCCTAGAATCATTCGTTGGGCTATGGATATGCCTCAAGCATTAATTATTGGCGAGGCGGCCACATATCAGCAGCATTTTAACAGAACATTGCCCGGAATATTCGCAGGTATGGAGCGTTTCGGATGGAAACGCGATCGCGATTACTGGCTCGGGCATTATGCCCCTGAGCGCCTGAAAATCCCCAAGCCATTATTCAAACCCATTCGTCCAGAATATATGATTCATCTGCGCACCGGTGCCGCGATAGTCTTGGTTAGTCATGATCGACCTGGTTCAGCCAATGGATTGTCTGGTGCTGCTGTATTTGGCGATGAGGCGAAATATTTGAAGCAGGAAAAGCACAAGGATGAAGTAATGCCTGCGATTCGTGGTAATGCACACTTATTTGGCAATGCTCCATGTTATGGAGGTCTTTTGCTCACCAGTGATATGCCTGTGGCATCATCTGCACAATGGTTACTTGATTATGGGGATGAGAATAAAAACGAAGAGCTCATTACTTCAATTATTGAACTACAAGTCTATATTAATGGAAAATACAATGAGCTTCTGAAAGCAGTTGCTGGCACTCAAAACCATAAGTATCTCAAGGATGAGATAAGTAAATACACAAAGATTATCAATACAATGAGGCTAGGTAATCCAGATAATAACATACCTCCTTCATTTTACTTTCATGAGGCTTCATCACTGGAGAATATTGAACTGCTTCGACCATCCTACTTCGCTAGGATGAAGAAGGATTTATCTCCTCTTGAATATAATACCAGCATCTTGAACAAAAGGGTAAAGCAAGTAAAGGATGGCTTCTATCCACACCTTAGTGATGAGCGTCATGGGTACGATATGTTTGACAATGCCTACCTAGAATTGGTTGGATGGGATATGAACAAGCATGTGGATATGGACTGCAGACAGGATCTAGATCTAGATAAGGATGCACCACTAGATATATCAATAGACTATGGAGGTAACTTCAATTGTATGGTAGTCGGCCAGCGCCACATATTCGAATATCGATTCCTCAACTCCCTACATTGTGAAGCGCCTAAGAAGTTGAGAGATCTAGTGCTGATGTTCAAGAAGTACTATGCCTCACATCGAGACAAGACAGTTCGATTCTATTATGATCACACAGCCAAACAGAACAATGCAAGCAATGACTACCTATACTTCACCGAGGTGATTGAGGTATTGCAGTCTATGGAGCATGGAAGATGGACTGTCATAGACAATTACATTGGTGCAACGCCATCACCTCACAAACGCTATGAGATATGGAATCGGATTCTCTCAAGCAATCAATCTTTCAAGTTCAAGTACAATCGTATTCATTGTGAAGATTGGTCAATTAGCTGCATGCTCGCACCGATCAAGGTTGGAAGCAAAGGATATGAGAAAGATAAGTCAAGTGAACGCGACAAGAAGCTCATAGGTAAACGCCAACGAGCAACACACTACAGCGACGCAGGTGATACCCTTGCTGTTGCTGCAATCTATCCTATTATCGACACAGACATCGCTTCAAACACAGGAATTCGCTAATTCATATATCGTTGATTTTCAACTGTCCTAGCG